AGGTGATATTGGAGCAGGAATAGAAGCAACTAGTAAAAAAGTAGCAAATCCTTATAGAGAACAATTATTTAAAAATATGGGATTTCGATCATTTGGATTTTCATACAAATTTAATCCAAGAAATACCTCAGAATTAACTTCAGTTATGGAAATTATACAACTTTTTAAATATCACATGCACCCTGAAATAGATCCTTCTAGATTATTTTTGATATACCCCTCTGAATTTAATATTGAATATCGTTATAAGGGCAAAAGAAATGAATATATACATAAAATTTCCACCTGTGCATTAACCAATGTTAGAGTTACTTACGGCAGTTCAGATTTTACAACGTTTTCTGGTATGAATGGCGCTCCCTCTGAAATCAATTTAGACTTGACATTCTCAGAATTGGAGACTCTTTCTAATGATAGAATAGGGCAAAAATGGGGCGATAGTTATTAATGTTTTTTAAATCAATGAAAGGACTATTATATCCAATACACGACAACCAGATTGTGGTTACTGATATATTTAAAAGAGTTGGGTTAAAAAAACCTGTAGTGGGTAAATTGGCGTTAGAAAAATATTATATTGATGACGGCAATACGCCTGAAGATATTGCAAAAATATTTTATAACAATGTTTATTATCATTGGGTAATTCTTGTTGTTAATGACATAGTTAATGTGTATGAGGAATGGCCTAAACCTGAAGCTGCTTTACTTGATTATGTAAGAGACAAGTACGGTGTAGATACTGAAAACCATGACCATCACTATGCTTTGGCTGAAGACACTTCTATTATTGTTGATTATGATGCTGCTAAAATAGCCAGTGGAGAATATGTTGCTATATCTAATTACCAGTATGAATTAGAATTAAACGAAAACAAAAGACAAATTTCTATATTGAGACCAGACTACTTAAAAGAGTTTGTAACACAGCACACTAAATTGATGGCAATTTAAAATGTCGTATAATGATGAAATTTTACAAAAAGCTGGTACAGTATTAACAGAAGAAATAACCATCTCGTTAGTAAATGGTGATGTTGTTGATTTAGTCAATTTTGTGGTCGAATTGAATTTGTATGAAGACATTTTTTCCCCCTGTTTAACCGGCAATCTTACTATTGTCGATTCTGCAAATTTAATATCTGAACTTCCAATATTAGGTATTGAATTCATTACCATCAAATATCGAACACCAACATTTGAAAACATTCCTTCAAATGTCATCGAAAAAACTTTTCAACTATATTCCATAGAAAATAGGACTCTCAATAACGATAGAGAAACAATGTATACTATGAATTTTATTTCAGTTGAAGGTTTCATGGATCAAGTAGAAACTTTAGTACGTTCATTTTCGGGAACTACTGATGAAATTGTAAGCAAGATTTATAATGATTATATTGTTAAAGATAGAAGAATAGATACTCCTGATAAAAAAACTTCATTGGTTATTTTTGATATACCACACACAAGTAGATTGAGATATATTTCTAATCATTGGTCACCTTTTAAAAATTTATCATTTATTGGTAAACGGGTTAAAGGTAATACACTAAACAGTTCTGATTATTTCTTTTATGAGAGCAACAAGGGATTTTATTTTACTAGCATAGAAGGATTAATAACACACCAACTTGCAACAGGGCACTTTGAAGAATATGTAATTGAGGTGCAAAAGAATACTACTCCCAGAAGAACTTCTGGTATTTTATATAAGGGTGTTAATGTTCCTTCTGATATGACTAGATTGAAAAATATAAAGATGCCAAAAACTTTTGATGCTATTGAAGGCATCATGTCTGGATATCATTCTAATTCAATTAGAGGATATGATTTAACGACAAAAAAAATGACAGAATCTACGTTTGATTTCAAAACACAAAATGCAGCCTTTGTCAAAACAGATACTGGTATTGCATTTCCGAATGTTCCTAGTAATCCATATGCGTATTCACAATTTGTAACATACAACACTAATTTGTATAACGATTATGGTGTTACTGATCATTTAGAAGATTTGCCAGCTGGTCATCCAGCACAGTATGTTACAGATAGAATACACTATAGAACATCATACATAAATTCATTTAATAATTTTAAATTTGAAATTGAAATACATGGTAGAACTGATATTGAAGTTGGCATGTTAATACAAATTTTATATCCCTCTGCCAGAACAAAGTTAGAGAATGAAAATACTCCAGAACAAGCATATGATCAATTGTTATCAGGATCATATTTAATAACTGCGATACATCATACTTTTAAGTTTGGTGAGCATTCTATACTTGCTGAAGTTGTAAAAAATGGATTGAATAAAAGTCTTGGAGAAAACAGTGAATGAACAGACCAAATTTTAAACTCTGGTTAGGTGTTGTTGAAGATAGAGCAGACCCAGAATACTTAGGAAGGTATAGAGTAAGAGTATTAGGTTATCACACTGCGAATCGTGATGTATTGCCTACTACCGATTTACCGTGGGCAGTTGCTATCATGCCAGTAACGTCTGCTAGTATATCAGGAATAAGTGATACGCCTAGTCTAGTTGAGGGTTCTACAGTAGTTGGTTTTTATGCTGACGAAGATGATCAGATACCTATAATTATGGGTTCTTTGGCTGGAATGCCTTTGCAAAGAATAGACGATTCTTCTATAGGATTTTTTGATCCTAAACACAGATATCCTCGTAACGGAGAAGACGCAGGTTATAACGCACTCGGTGAACCTGATATATCAAGACTAGCAAGAGGCAAAGATGCTGAAAAACATGCTAGTTTAATATCAAAAAGACAAACCATTTCTAAACAAATACCCAGAGCAGTTTCTCCTAGCGTACCTTCAGTCGGTGAAGATAAACCGTCTGCAACATATACAAGAGAATTTTGGGATGAACCTCATCCTAGATTTGGATCTACAGATCAAGGAACATATACAAAACCTGGTTCTATTCCTACCTTTGAAACTAGTAAAACGTCAGTGTATCCTTTTAATCGAGTAGTTGAAACAGAATCTGGGCATGTATTTGAAGTAGATGATACACCAGGTAATGGTAGAATACATGAATATCATAACTCAGGTACATTTTCTGAAATTCAATCTGACGGTAAAAAAATTACTAAAATAGTCGGTGATGAATATGAAATTACTTTAGGTGATAAAAAAGTTACAATACAAGGTTCGTGTGATGTTACTATAGGCGGTAATGTTAAGTTATATGTACAAGGTGATTTATATACTGAAGTAGATGGTAATCAATTTACTACAGTAAGAGGAGACCGAGTTACTAAAATTGGTGGCAATGATTTAACTGAAATATTAACAGATTCAAATACTCAAATAAATGGTAGTAGAGGTCTTAGAATTAGTGGTGATGATTCTGAAACAGTAACAGGAACTCAAACACATTCTGTTGGTAGAACTAAAACAACCACAGTTGGGGGCAATGTTTCTGAAACTCACGCTGGCAAAATGACTACCTCAGTTGCAGATACTTATAATATTTTGGCTGTTGAATCTATTAGTATAGCATCAGGCGAAAATGTTAATATAGGATCTGGTGGAGATTTAATAATAAAATCTAATGGTAAACAAGAAATTGAATCTGTTAGTTCAACACAATTACTTAAATCCTCATCGACTCAAACCTTAACCGCTAGTGTTACAAACATAGACCAAAATGTTAATGTTACCGGTACATTAGACGCTTCAGTACAAGTTAAAGCAGGTTCGCCAGAGATTACATTAACTGGACACAAGCACACCGTTGGTGGGTCTGCTGCACCACAAACTGGCACCCCAATCCCATAATAGGAGAATAATATGAGTTGTGGACCATCAGAAGGATTATTAAAATTAGCAGATAAAATAGAATCTGCTAATACCGCATTAGACAGTGCTATCAATGGTGTTGTAAATGGTGCCGTCGGCGGTTTAAAGGCAACAATACTCGCTCAACTCAGTGCTGTAAAAGCAAGTTTGAAATCTATGATACCTGAAATAGATTTCCCTAAAATTCCAGATAGTTTGCAGAATGATATAATTTCTTTTGCTCAAAAATTAATTGTCGCTAAACTTGCAGGTGAAGCATTGCAAAATGAACTTAATAATTTAAAATCGAAGTGGGAGGGAGTTGATCTAGGCGACATAGATTTAAATGATCTACCAAATCTTTTAAGATCAGCTGCTTTTGATTTAGAAAATATTTGTAAAATAATTCCTAATTACGAATTGGATGGTGTTGAAATTATTTTGAGAGGCACTCCAGCATCTTTTCCTGAAATAGATGCTGCTGCAATTATAAGAGGTCACCGATTACCAGAATTGCCAAAACCCAGTTTGACAGTAGACATAGAACGCCGAAGAAGAGAAGCAGGTGAAAGATTTCTTAATATCGTGCCTCCATCATTATACACTGAGTTATAAATACATACATGGCTCTTTTAACTAAACAGATAACTAAACTTTACAAAGATTTGGATTTAGCATTTACGTTAAATCCAGTTACAGGTGACGTTGGCAAAAAAATAGATGTCAATGCTGTTTCACAATCTTTAAAAATTTTAATATTAACTAATTTTTATGAAAGACGATTTGCCCCAGAAAAGGGAGCAAATTTACGAGGAATGTTATTTGAAAACATGACTCGGTTACAAGCAGAAGTTATGTCTAAAGTAATAAGAAATTTAATAGAAACATATGAACCAAGGGCTGTGATTGAAAGTATAGCGGTTATCCCTGACTATGACAAAAATTTATATCAAGTTTCTATCTATTATTTTGCTAGGGGATTTACTCAACCACAAGAGTTTAATGTAAACTTACAGAGACTAAGGTAAAAAATGCCTCAAATAAATGTAACCGAATTAGATTTTGATAATATAAAACAAAATTTAAAAACCTTTATGCAATCTCAAGCAGAATTCTCAGATTATAATTTTGAAGGATCTGCGTTGTCTGTTTTATTGGATACCTTAGCATATAACACTCACTACAATGCAGTTCTTGCACACTTGTTAGCAAATGAATCATTTTTAGATTCAGCAATAAAGAGAACATCTGTGGTATCCTTAGCTAAAACTTTGGGATATACTCCTCGTTCTAGAAGATGTCCTGTTGGAACAGTAAACTTTACTATTACACCTTCTGGTGCATATACTAGTAGCACATATACTTTATCCAGAGACACTGTTTTTACATCATCGTTAAATGGTACTACATATACCTTTGTTCCTTCAGAAGCAGTCACTGCTACTTTACAAGATGTTTCAGGTACAGGTAAATTTGTTTTTTCTAATCTTAAACTGAAAGAAGGCAAAAGAATATCAAATAGTTTTCTAATTGCTGCTGAAAAAGAATTAGACCCTGTTATTATACCGAACAAAGATGTAGACACTTCCACTTTAAGAGTTAGGGTTCAAACATCAGGATCAAATTTTAACGTTGAAACATATGTGTTACATACTGGTATTTTAGACATAAACGAATCTTCAAAAGTTTATTTTCTTGAAGAAACAATAGAAGGATTGTATTCTATTACATTTGGTGATGATGTAATAGGTAAGCAATTAACTGCTGGTAATGTTGTTATTGTAGATTATATAAACACAAATGGAGTTACTGCAAATGGAGCAAAAACTTTTACTTGTTCAGCAACTTTAACAGGTGGAGGTGAAATTAAGGCTTATAGTGGAAACGTTGCAGCCTCAGGCGGGCAAAATAAAGAAAGTATAGACAGCATTAAAATCAACGCCCCTAAATATAATTCTGCTAGAGAAAGAGGAGTAACTGCCTCTGATTACAAATCTTTAATATTAGCAAGTAATGAAAACATTCAGTCTTGCTCAGTGTGGGGCGGTGAAAGTAATGATCCTCCCATTTATGGTAAGGTCTTTATTTCATTAGACCCTATTCCTGGGCAAATTATAACACAGCAAGATAAAGATAATATTGTAAGTAATATTATTGATCCTAGAGGTTCTATTGCAATTCTACCTGAGTTTGTTGATCCAGAGTACACATTTATTACATTGAAAGTAGGAGTTGTTTATAATGCTAATGCAACATCACTTACTTCTGGAGAACTTTCTTCTTCAGTATCAAGTGCAATTTCAACATTTTTTAACACTGAGCTTAATATATTAAATAAAAACTTTTATTTTTCTGCATTGCATACCATTATTAAAGGTGTTTCTAATTCAATTATTTCAATAAACATTATTCCGTCTTTACAAAAGAGAATAGAAATATTAGATTTTGACAGAGATGTAAATTATACTTTTACGTTTAATTCCAGAGTACAACCAAGAGAATTACATAGCACTTGGTTTAATTATACGAATAATGACGCGACAAATAAAGTAAAATTACAAGATGTTCCTAATGCAGATGTTGTCTCACCTGAGTATAATGGATTTGGTACTGTATTTTTACAATCTGATTCTGGTTCTAAAATTCGAGATATAGGAACAATTGATTATTCAACTGGTAAAATTACAATTCTTGCTATGAGAGTGTCTGCTCTTTTTGGTAATGAAACCGCTATTCGTGTAAGTATTAGACCTCATGATGATGTTAATGACATATTAACAACTACTTTAACAAGAACTGCTCAAGTATCTACAGCAGCAGTTATACCAACTCCTTCTAAAAATACAGTCTTAGCATTGGATGATACAGTACAAAGTACATTAACTGGTGCAAGAACAGGATTACAAATAAACATGATACCTAAGGCAGAAGGGTTTTAATGTCCAGTAGAATACCTGAATATTCTAGATATGTTTCTTCAATCACTATCACACATGGTGGTAGTGGATATGGCACCGGCACAACAATCACAATATCAGGTGGAGGTGGAACTGGTGCAACTGCAACTGCTTCTGTATTTAATGGTATCATACAAACAGTAACTATAACAGACGAAGGATCAGGTTACACAACATCACCCACAGTAACTGTAACAGGTGGTGGTGGATCAGGTGCAGTACTAGTTGCAGTATTGTCTTTTGCTGCATTACCCACAACAGAATATCAAGAAATTTCTAGTTTAGGTATCAAGTATACTTTACCCGAATTTATCAGAGAAGACTATCCTGACTTTGTAACTTTTTTAGAAAAATATTATGAGTTTATGGACCAGACAAATAAACCTGGTCATCTTTTACTGAACAAAAGATATTATGATATTGATGATTTAAATGATGCCGAATTAAATAAAAAAGCACTAGAATTTGCTAAAGATTTTCCACAGGTTTTAGCAATAGAAAAGAAGAAACTATATAAAAATATTAAAAGTTTATACGAGTCTAAAGGCAGTGAGAGATCAATTAAGGCATTTTTCAGACTATTATACGATGAAGAAATAGAATTATCTTATCCTACTCAGTTTATTTTGAGAGCGTCTGATGGTGTTTGGCAACAAGACAGCTCCGTCAAGGTTTTGTTAGGGTATGAAGATCACAGACCTACAAATTTATATGCTAAAGCAATAGACATTCTATATTATGAAACTATAGGATATACTGGAAGTATTCCTAATCGTAGAGCAATTACAGAACCAAAGAGAATATCAACTGCGGTTGTTAGAGCAAATAAAATTGCATATACAACCCCAAGTAAGTACGAACTATTCTTAGAACTTCCGAGATATGTGACTAGTATTCCCGGTCCAGGAACTGGTGCTGCTGCTACTTTAACTATTGTCAGCGGTGTAATTACAGCAGTAACTTTAACATCTGGTGGTTCTGGATATTTAGCTGCTCCAGATGTAATTATAACAAGTACTGGCAGTGGTGTTGGTGCGGATATTGTAGCTATCGTAGAAAATGGTAGCGTCACTGGATTCATTATTAACAGTGGAGGTTCTTCTTATGTTAGTGGAACCACTACTATAGCATTTAATGCTCACTCAATAAATTCAACTGTTGCAATTAGTGGTACTGCTGGTCAATTTACTTGTGGTAAGTCTGCTATTGCTGTTGGTGATCAAGTAAAAATTACTGGCACACTAGGCGGCACTGGAACAATTTCTGGTTATACTAGCGGCAATGTTTATAAAGTTTCTGCTATTAGTGGATCAGTTACCAGGATTACTGTAACTTCTGGTGGTTCTGGTTACACTAGCAACCCCACTGTTGCATTCTCAGGTGGTGGTGGTTCGGGTGCTACAGCTACAGCTACTCGTACAGGTAACATAGTTACTAGTATCAATGTGACGAATGGGGGTTCTGGTTACACCAGCGCACCTACTATTACAATAACCGGTGGTGGTGGTTCTGGTGCTACAGCCACTTCTGTAGCACCTTTACCTGCTGTGACTAGTTTCACTTTAACCGCTACAGATGATACTGCTATTGTAACAACAGCAGGTAGTTTAACTGGTTTAACGTATACTGTAAACACAAAAAAGTATTATGAAACAGTTATACTTTTAAAAGATGCAGAAAACTTAGAACAAAATATAAAAGGATATATAACTAGATGTTTAACTTCAGTAATATCTGGCAGTTATGCAAATTATTCAGTACCTAGTGTTGATGTAACTGCTGGTGGTTCTGGTTACACTAGCAACCCCACTGTTGCATTCTCAGGTGGTGGTGGTTCGGGTGCTGCCGCTACTGCTGAACGTGGAAAAGTTACTGGTATTACTGTAACGGCAGCGGGTTCTGGTTATACTAGTGATCCCACCGTTACAATAGGTTCGGTTGCTACAGCTACTGCCACTCGTACAGATAATACAGTTACTGGTATTACTTTAACGGCTGTAGGTTCTGGTTACACCAGCGCACCTACTATTACAATATCAGGGGGTGGAGGTTCGGGTGCTACAGCTATCGCCACACTTAGTTCTAGGAAGTCAGGTAATATAGTTACTAGTATCACTGTAACAAATGAAGGTTCTGGTTACACTAGCAACCCCACTGTTACAATATCGGGCGGCGGTGGTTCTGGTGCTACAGCGACTGCTGTACGTGGAAAAATTACTGGTATTACCGTAACTTCTGGAGGTTCTGGTTACACTAACGCACCTACTGTTGCATTCTCAGGTGGTGGTGGTTCGGGTGCTACAGCTACAGCTACTCTTACAGGTAACGTAGTTACTAGTATCACTGTAACTGCTGGTGGTTCTGGTTACACCAGCGTACCTACTGTTGCATTTTCAGGGGGAGTAGATACTGGCGCTAGAGCGACTGCTGTACGTGGAACAGTTACTGGTATTACTGTAACTGCTGGTGGTTCTGGTTATACTACTGTACCCACTGTCCTTGCAGGTGTGGCAATTTCTGGTACTGCTGGTCAGTTCACCTGCACTGCGACTACCTTGGCAATTGGTGACAGATTAACAATTACTGGTACTCTTGGTGGTACAGGTACAATTACTGGTTACACCACTGGTACTGTTTATAGAGTTTCCGCTATTACTGGTTCGGTTAGTGCTGTTACTGGATTTACTCTTCAGACACCAGAAGGCTTTTCAATTGTTACAACCGCAGGTACGCCGACAGGTCTAACCTATACATCTGTACTTACTGTTACAATATCAGGCGGTGGGGGTTCTGGTGCTACAGCTACAGCTACTCTTACAGGTAACGTAGTTACTAGTATCACTGTAACTGCTGGTGGTTCTGGTTACACTAGCAACCCCACTGTTACAATATCGGGCGGCGGTGGTTCTGGTGCTGCTGCTACTGCTGTACGTGAAACAGTCACCAATATCACTGTAAAGAATGAAGGTTCTGGATACACTAGCAACCCCACTGTTACAATATCGGGCGGCGGTGGTTCTGGTGCTACAGCGACTGCTGTACGTGGAAAAGTTACCAGTATTACAGTTTCCAATGAAGGATCAGGTTATTCATCAGCACCAACAGTTACTTTTACTGGAGGTGCAGGATCAGGCGCTACAGCGACTGCTGTGTTACAAAGTGATGCGGGATTTAAAATAGGTGATGTATTTAGTTTTGCTCAAACTGAAAATGATCTTTCTTATTTTACAGTTAAAGAAGTGGATGAGGATAATGTTCCCACTTCATGGACTATTTTAGCACCAGGATCTGGATATACTTCAGCGTCCACGACAGATACTATTACATCAGATACCGGAGAAACTTTACAAATAACGTTGAGTTCTGATTATTTGTTTTTATACGATGGTAAATATAAAAATGATAGAGGTAAAACATCTAGTTTAAACATTTTACAAGACAATTTTAAATTTCAAAATTATTCTTATATAATAAAATCTTCGCTTCCTCAATATATCTGGAATGATGTATTTAGAGAACATATGCATCCAGCAGGAAAAGAAGTATTTGGTGACCTATTTTTAATATCTGATTTAGACATTTCAATTGAGTTTAGTACCACTGGGTTGAAACTTAATGAATTTATTACAGAAGATTTGACAGATGCCAGTGATGCACTAGTAGTAAGTTTTAGTACTACACGAGCAGATAGTACTACCAATTCAGATACTTTCACTATATCAATAGAAACGTTTTTTACAGATTCTGTTAGTGCTGCTGAGATTGATTTTCAAGACTATGGTCCGGAGGATTATTTTCCTGAAGCATATACGGGAATTGTCGCTATTCTTAAAACTGTAGAAAAATCACTTTTAGATTCTTCCATAACTAGTGATGCTGCTAGTATAAATATGAGTTGGAATAGAACATTTACAGATCCATTTGGATTTGGAACAAATCCTTCAACAGATGATATTGTAGTAATAGAAACAACTTGGACAAGAAGTTTTGAAGATTCAACAACTGAAATAGATGATATCGCAGTAATAGAAACAGCAAGAAGTATTGCAGATTCAACAACTGCAATAGATGATATTGTAGTAATAGAAACAACTTGGACAAGAAGTTTTGAAGATTCAACTGTTGCAATAAACGATACAGTTGCAATAGAAACAACTTGGACAAGAAGTTTTGAAGATTCAACTGTTGCAATAAACGATACAGATGCAATAGAAACAACTTGGACAAGAAGTTTTGAAGATTCAGCAACTGCTTCAGACTCCGGTGTCATAACATTACTTAGTTATATCGACCCAACATATTTTTCAGAAGATTATGTTGGTGAAGTTACAAACATAACATAAACTTATTGGAGAAAAAAATGATTAATACTGATGAATTAAAAGTTACAGGAAGTGTTGATGTAGTAATTTATGATGAAAATGGAAATAAAAAAGAAAATTTTACTATTCCTAACCTGGTAGTGAATACTGGTCTTGCTTATATTGCCTCTCGTATGAAAGATACTCCCCCAACTGCAATGTCTCATATGGCAGTGGGTACGGATAATACAGCAACTGCTGGTGGTAACACTGCTCTAGGAACTCAACAAGCCCGCGTATCATTAACATCAACTACAGTTACAACCAACCAAATCGCATATGTTGCAACATTCGGAGTTGGAGTAGGAACTGGTGCGTTAACTGAAGCGGGCATTTTTAATGCTTCTACATCTGGCACAATGCTTTGCCGAACAGTTTTTGCAGTAATTAACAAAGGCGCGAATGATACCATGACCATCACTTGGACCATCACTATTTCTTAATAGGAAAATAACGTGGCACTGTTACTAACAAGATCAGGACGAGTAGAATTAGCTAGGTCTTTTCATAGAGATATTCTAAACGAAAGAGATTTTGTATATTTTGCAATTGGCAAAACAACTCAATGGGATGATGAACAACTTCCAGAAGAACCTATTGACTCTAACTATTATCTAAATGAGTTTAGACGAAATATTATGTTTGTTCAAAAAATTACTTCTGCTAACATATGTCACTTAGCTAGAAAAATAGAATGGACGTCTGGAACAGTATATGATCCTTATGATGATAGCTATTCTGAAGATAATTTAGCCGAGTCTGGGGAAGATAATTTAGCAGATGCTAATTTTTATGTTATAACTAATGATTTTAATGTGTATAAATGTTTAGATAATAACAATGGTGCTCAAAGTATTACTAAACCTGAAGGAACAGGACCAACAAAGATTGAACATGACGGAGCTGGTCAAGATGGGTATATTTGGAAATTTTTGTTTCAAATATCTCCAGCAGATCGAACTAAATTTTTAGATTCTTATTATATTCCTGTAAGAAAATTAACAGGAAATCCAACGTTTGATGTTAACGGTATAATTGATGCACTAACAATCACTTCAGGTGGTTCAGGGTATACATCAGCCCCTCAAGTTACTATTCTAGGTGATGGCATTGGTGCAAGTGCCTCATGTACTATAAATGCTGGAACAGGTGTAGTAAATTCTATAACTGTAACGGCGGCAGGTTCTGGTTATTCTTTTGCAACTGTAATTTTTACTGGAGGCGGTGGTACGGGAGCGGAAGCATCAGTAACATTAGGTTTAGCAGATGCACTACCTTCACTTCAGTCAGCAGTAGAAAGCACCTCAACCGGTGGTACAATAGGAAGAATTGTTATATCTGATGGTGGCGTAGACTATATTAGTGGAGCCGTTACTGTTGTTATAACTGGTGATGGTTCAGGTGCAACAGCTACTGCCACAGTAGTTGATGGAGAAATCACAAACATTATTGTTACTAATGAAGGATCTGGATACACTTTTGCTGATATTACTTTTTCATCAACCACTGGTACAAATGCCGTTGCTAGAGCTGTTATTGCACCAATTGAAGGGCATGGTTCGAATCCCATTCGAGAATTGTATGCTAATAAAATAGGAATTGTATCTACTTTATTCGATAGGGACAATGAAGATTTAACATTAGGAAATGATTTTAGACAGATTGGTCTCGTTAAAAATTTAAAAAATTATCCTAAGACAGCACACTTTACTGACACAACAGGCAATGCTTCTTTTATAGTAGATGTGGCTACTGGTGCTGCTGGTAATTATGCAGTTGATAATATTATTCTCACAGACGATGCTGTTCAAGGCAAGTTTAGAGTAACACAAATAATTAATGATGTTTCATCTTATAAAATACATCTACAAAGAATTAGGGGTGATATAACCTCAAGTAGTACATTGACAAATGAAACGAGCAACACTTCAGGATTGAGTATAAATAGTCTGACACTCCCTGAATTCAATGTTAGTTCTGGTGAAATTGTTTATATTGAAAATCGAGCAGCGGTTAATAGAAATGAAAACCAAGCTGAGACTATAAAAGCAATTGTAACTTTTTAGGAAAAATAAATGGCTCTTAATTTAAATACTGCACCCTATTTTGATGATTTTGATGTTAATAAAAATTATAACCGAATTTTATTCAAACCTGGAGTTGCAGTTCAAGCTAGAGAATTGACGCAATTACAAACAATTCTCCAAAATCAAATTTCTAGTATAGGAAGTTACACTCTCAAAGAGGGTGCAATTATTTCTGGATGTGAAGAAAGCATCAGCGTTGTCGATTACATTAAAATTAATGATGTAGATAATAGCAGTGTAGCTTTAATTAATTCACAACTGGTAAATTTTATAGGTGAAGAAGTTACAGGAGAAGATATAGGAGGCCTACCTGGTCTCAAAGCTAAAATTGTAGATGTAAGGCAGGGTTCTGAAGCAGGCGCACCTGATTTTAAAACACTATATCTCGTCTACACAAGTTTTGGGGGAGGTACTGACAGACATTTTTCTTCAGGTGAAGTATTAACAATTACATCCAATGGCAATTATCGTGGAAAAACATTTGTTGTTAACGACACATCAGGATCAACATTAGGCAACAGGTTTTTTGGAGTAACTACTAAAATTCAATTGTCTCCTGGTATTATATATGCTAAGGGTCAATTTTTAAAAACAGATGCTCTTTCAACTTATGTTAGTCCTTTCAATAATTCAGTTAGGGCTAAAATTGGTTTTGTTGTAACTGAATCTATTGTCGGTTCTTCAGATGACAATACGCTAACTGATCCTGCAACTGGATCATTTAATTTTGCTGCGCCAGGCGCGGATAGATATAAGTTGACAGTAACTCTTGAGTCTTATTTAGTTAATGTAGCAACTTCAGACGATTTTTATCAATATGCTGAATTTGAATATGGTAATATTATTCGCTCTAGAGTTTTATCTGATCCTCTAAATCAATTAGGCGATCAAATAGCAAAAAGAGCCTATGAGGCAAATGGTAATTATGTTGTTAATGGATTATTAGTATCTGTCAAAGAACATTTGAATGATGGTGTCAATAAAGGAGTATTCACTAATGATGAAAGTGGTGATGCAAATGGGGGTTTAGCTACTAAACTTGCTGTTTTTATAGAATCAGGTAAAGCAAATGTTGGTGGATATTTACGAGAATTAAAATCACCACAACTTATTGCAATAGATAAACCAAGCAGTTTCAATACAATAGAAGACTCAACACTAACTACATCATACGGGAATTATGTTAACGTAAATGAATTTTGTGGTGCTTGGGATGTTGATGGCGGCGAACCAGTAATTTTGTATGATAACGCAAGAGACTCTATAACAAATGGTGTTTTTTCAACACTTCCTGCATTAACTGCACCTGTTGCAATCGGTGGAACTGCTGGTCAATTTACTTGTGGTAATTCTAATATTGTTGTTGGTGATTTGATAACGATTACTGGTACATTAGGCGGCACTGGAACAATTACTGGTTACACAACCGGTACTGTTTATAAAGTCTCTGCTAAAACTGGCACTGCACCATCAGTAACTGGGTTTACTTTAACTACGGTTGCTGGTGCAGCTATTGCAACAACAGCAGGTACACTGACTGGATTGACGTACACTGTTTCTTCTGTTTTTGGTAATAGAATTGGTACTGCTAAACTTCGCCATTTTGTATTAGATTCTGGCACTGCTGGAACGGCAGCCGCTCAATATAGAATGTATTTATATGATATCAAAATGGAATCTGGTGATTTCAAAGATGTTAGATCAATATATTACGATGCAACACTAGCATATGGTATTGCTGATATTGTATTAGTTGATGGCAATGCTGTTTTAAATGAAGAAGAATATAATAAATTTTTGTGGCGTTTACCAAAAATTGCTATTAAAACATTACGAGCAGTTGATAATGCATACGGTTATAATTTTCAATATACAAAAGAATTTGATGTTTCATTGGACGCATCGGGAAACCTACCACTCCAGTTAACTGGAAATGAATCTTTTACATTCGGTAATGGTTCAGTATCAGATACTGCAAGAGCTGCCAATATTCAAATGGTAGCTAGAGATAGTTTTGATATCGGTGCTACTTCAATAGTTGCTGGTCAATACATTGATATTCTTAGTAGTGGAGCATTTACTGCGACTGTTGAACAAACTAGTGCTACGTCAATAGAAATTGACGTTCCTAATATAACTGGTTCGGACAGAAAAGTTAAAGTTTATGTTACAGTTAAAGTATCAAACACTACACCAATTGCAAAATCTTTAGTAGTAGATCGGTATGTTAGAATTGATACTGGCATGCATCCATTATCAACTAGTGGAGATTATACTTTAGGCGTATCCGATTTATTCAGAGTAGTTCAAATTACAGCAACTACTAATGCTGATTATACAACTGGTGCTGAAGATGTCACAGATCAATTCAGAGTTGATAACGGTCAAACAGATAATTTTTACGGTTTGGCTTCTATCAAATTAAAAGCATCTAGCACTCTTAATCTTACAACTAAAAGATATATTCAAGTCAAGTATGATAAATTTACTAGAACTGTAAGTGGTCCCAGTTTTGCATGTGTAAATTCATATCCAGTGGATGACACTGGTAATACTGGCATAAAAACAGAAGAAATACCACTTTACATATCACCTACTCGTGGTGTATTTGATTTAAGAAATTGCATAGATTTTAGACCATATGTAACAGATACTGCTGTAGGTGCTGATACCGCTGGTTCTGCTACTGTAAACCCTAGTCTTGATTCTATCATAGCAAGACCTTCAAATGGTTTGACTAACCCAGTACCTGTTCAAGAATTTACAACTGATTTGCAATATTACTTAGCACAAGGTGCCCGCGTTGTTCTTGATAACACAGGTGAATTTAGAGTTGTACTTGGACCGCAAAATGAAAGAGTAGACATACCCTCACCTGAAGGTAATCAGATGACTTTGGCTACTTTCATAATGCCCCCGTATCCTTCTTTGGCTGCAAGTGCTGCTAAAATTTATAATAGACCTGACCTGGCTATTAAAGTATCTCAAGTTGAAAATTCAAGATATACAATGAGAGATATTAGTGCATTAGAGAAAAGAATTAAAAACCTAGAATACTATACTTCACTTTCACTGCTAGAAAAAGAAGCTAAAGATTATAAAATTTTAGATTCAAACGGTGTTGATAGATTTAAAAATGGATTATTAGTAGATCCATTTAGAGGCCATGGTGTGGCAGCAGTTAGTCATCCTGACTTCAAGTGTTCTATTGATAATGCAAAACAAGAATTACGAGCATATTTTTCGGATGATACTGTTGATTTTAGAGCAATCAGTACAGGTCAACAACCAGGCGCTGCACAATCAACCTCTGTATTTCACGTTCCTTATACAGAAGTAGTATACACAGAACAATTGCAAGCAAGCAAAGCAAGTCCTATAGTAATTGAATTACTATATGCTAATATTTCACCGAATACTCCTTCAGAAACTGTTATTGTACCTTCAGCGACTACTTCTTCAGCACCTGAAAATTCAACCAGTGCTTCTTATGAATCTAATATATTAGTGTACAACAATGTAACTCCTGAAGCACCTGTTTTTATTGCTGCAACAGGAGAACCAGAAATATTAGATCCAGTCGTAATTCCTGATCCACCGGCTGCAACTCCTGCATTACCGGTGCTACCACCAGCAACACCTATTGCGGAAGAAATTTCGCCACCACTTCCTAAGCCACTATATCTTTTAGTTAGAAGTGATTCTGCGGTTGATGAGGGTGGTAGTGTAACAATTACAGTTGTAACAACAAATGCATTACCAGGAACTACAGTAGGATACACTGTAACAGGTATAGGTGCAGGAGACCTAGATGCAGGTTCAGCTCCACTCACAGGCACACTCACATTATCTAGTGGTGGTACTGCTGAAGTTACATTTTTTATTGCAAATGATGCACTTACTGAACTTTCAGAAATTTTATACTTTACATTGGCTGATCAAGATAGTCTTGGAAATTGGACTTCTGGTAGCGTAGGGTCACCTGGGCGATCTACTTTAGTAACTATTAATGATACATCAACAACAGTTTCAGGTGTTCCTATTCCTAACACTCCATATGTGTTGAATACTGCCGAAACTGCTGCCATACCTCCTACATGCGGTGCTGGTACAGTGTGGAGTGCTAGCGAACAAGCATGTATACCAGTTTTTATTCCACAATCATTTGCAGGCACTCTCATTATTACGCCATCAGAAGATCGTTGGCATGACACTGAATATGTAGAACCTACATACAACAATAAAACAGGTTCATATGACCAATTTGCTTATAATGATGCCTGGAACGTTACGTGGAATGGTTGGACACAAGTTGATATTGATATTAAAACAGAAGTAATTGATGTCGGTTCTCCTCAAGTCGGGGTGACCTTCGATGGGCAAACTGAATATTATGAAGGGGGAAGTTTTTATACTACATTTACTGAATATACATCATATCAACAAACAATAACTTCTACCACTGAAAGGGGTTTTGAAACTGGCATTTCTTCATATTCTGGATCATTGCCAGAAGATAGAATCGAAAGTGTTGGTGAAAAAACCATTAATACAACAATAGTTGCTTATGCTAGACCTATTGTTATAACTGGATATGTTACTGGTCTTGCTCCGAACGCAGAACACACTGTCACGATGGGTGGTATTTTAAAAACAACATTTACAACTGATTCACAAGGTAGCGCATCTGGTAGTGTTAGTATAGGCTCAGGTGAATTTAAAACTGGTCCAATAGATATTTTAATAACTGGCACTTCTAGTTACGGAACTAATTCTGCTGCTTCTGCTATATTTTATTCAGGCGGTACTATTAATCAATTACAGCAACAATATGACCGAGTTAGAGCGCCTCAACCTGCTAATAAATTTATTCAGGGACCTGTTGTTACAAGAGAGTCAACTACTTTTGGTGATCTTAAAACTTATACAACACCGATTGCTATACAAACAACTTATCAAACTACTTTTGTGGAACCAGTCACAACTAATACTGAAACTATTGAAACCGTGTCTTGTTTTCCACTGCAAATAGACCCCCTTGCAACGTTAGACTCTGTTGTCATTACAGATACTAACATAAATCCAACAATAACGATTACAGATTCATATAATGACTACTATCATGGAGATAATGCAGAAAGTTATCCTGTAGTATCATTACCGAGTGAAAACTTTACAATTACAGGTGATACTGCAATAACAGTCGAACCAATTAATACTAACATATCGTTTGATTATGATTTTAGTTTTTTTGCTGATGATGCCGCCCTGGCAGAATACAATTATTATTACCAGCCTGGAATGTACGGTGGATTTTGTGGATTTGGCGATCCAATGGCACAGACATTTACAGTAGATAATATTTCAGGTGGAATGTATGTTTCTTCTGTGGACTTATTCTTTAAGAGTGTTTCAAGAGAAGGTGATAATAACGGAATCACATTAGAACTCAGAGAAGTTATTAATGGATACCCAGGCCCCACAGTTATTCCCGGTGGTTCAGTACACAAGTTTAGAAGCGATTGTAGTGTATCAGTAACCACTGGTTCTTCTACAGAGTTCAAAGGAACTAAATTTCAGTTCCCAATTCCAGTGTACTTAGAAGCAGGAAAGGAATATTGTATTGTTCCAATTCCAGATGCAGATGATCCTAATTATGAAGTTTGGATTGCTGAATTAGGAGCATCTCAGTTTGGTACTTCTAAAACTATTAGCAAACAAGCTCACACTGGTATATTGTTTACATCTGCTAATAACAGAACTTGGACTGCACATCAATCAGAAGACATGATGTTTAGAATTAATCGCTGTAATTTTAGAACAAACAGAGATTATATTGTAACACTTAAAAATGAAAATGTGGATTGGTTAGAATTTTCCAACTTTAGTTCTGGCACTGAATTTACTATGGGTAGTTTTATTCATAATTTTACTTTCACTATCACTAACGGTGGAACTGGTTATACTAGCGCCCCTAATGTTCAATTCTCAGGTGGTGGAGGAGGATCAGGTGCTGCTGCTACTGCTATTCTTACAGACGGTGTAGTTACTGGTATTACACTCACTAACCCAGGCACAGGATATCTTTCAAATCCAACTGTTACACTAACGGGCGGTGGAGGTTCTGGTGCTACGGTAACTGCTGTTTTGAACAGAGCTAAAATTATTAGAAACAGCACTAAGTATAGTTCTACAACTGCGCTTCTTGTAAATGGTAATTTCAGCACTAGTAACGCTGCTCCTAACTTGGCACGAACTCTTGTTGGTGACGGTACTAGAACAGCTACAATTTCAAGTATCAATGATCGCGTAGTTGATGCTTACGTACTTAAAGCTAAGTCTGAGAACCATGCTAACTTAGGTAAAATCACACCTAAAATTGCATTGGCAAACACCGGTGTAGGAACAATTGTTCCAACTACGGAAACTACAATAGCGAATACTACTGTAGAATTAAGTGCTGAAAAAACCATACTGAGTTATTCAAATGAAATAGCAACATTTGCCGCCGGTGATCCTCACAAAAAATCTGCAACAATTGAATTCGTTTTAAATACTACAGTTAATAATTTAAGTCCTATGGTCAATGTTGAAACATTGATTCTAGCTATATTTAAAAATGAAATTAATAGTGTTGATAGTGTTGCTTCTTTTAATGAAGAAGTTAGAGTTGGCGGATCAGCTACGAGCAAATATATATCTAGAAAAGTAGTCTTAGCAGAAGGGCAAGATGCTGAAGATTTGATTGTATACTTAGATAACAAAATACCGACAGAAGGTGATGTAAAAGTATACGCTAAATTTAAAAATGCAGCAGACGATGGTGATTTCTTAGAAGATATATTCTGGAAAGAACTTGAAATATTAGATGGTCCTTTCAATACTGCATCACAAGCATATGGCGAATATTCATATAAAATACCCACTAAAGCGAGTGGTTCTGGTTTAAATAGTGGTACAGATATATTTGAATATGATGTTAGCAGAATTTCTAGCATTGCAGTCACTGCTGGTGGTTCTGGTTTCAATACTGTACCCACTGTTACAATATCAGGTGCTGGTGGTTATGGTGCTACAGCTACCGCCACTCTTACAGGTACTGCATTAACAGCTATAAACATATTAAATCCTGGTAGAGGATATGGTGGAACACTTGCGGGGGTTGCAATTTCTGGTACTGCTGGTCAGTTCACCTGCACTGCGGCTAACCTGGCAATTGGCGACACATTGACAATTACTGGTACTCTTGGTGGTACAGGCTCAATTACCAGTTACTCAACGGGAACCTCTTATAAAGTTTCTGCTGTTACTGGTTCGGCTGGTGCTGTTACTGGATTTACTCTTCAAACAACATCAAGCGTTGCAATTGTTACAACCGCAGGTACACCAACAGGTCTAACCTATACATTTGTACCTACTGTTACAATAGTATATGGTGGACCACTTGCAGGTGTGGCAATTTCTGGTACTGCTGGTCAGTTCACCTGCACTGCGACTAACCTGGCAGTTAATGATACATTGAAAATTACTGGTACTCTTGGTGGTACTGGAACAATTACTGGTTATGCTACCGGTACTACTTATAAAGTCTCTTCTGTTACTGGTTCGGTTGGTGCTGTTACTGGATTTACTCTTCAAACAACATCAAGCGTTGCAATTGTTACAACCGCAGGTACACCATCAGGTCTAACCTATACAGTTGTACCTACTCCAGGCAGTGGAGGTTCAAGTGCTACAGCTATTGCTTCAAGATCAACTATAACATATACTGGTTATAAAGAATACGCAATTAAAATTGTACACTTGAGTACTAACAGTGCTAGAATACCTAAGTCCACTAATTTAAGAGCATACGCATTGCAGGTGTAAAATGGCATATTTTAAAGTAGAAGGAGAACCAACATTAGTCAAAGATACTAACTCTAAAGGTATTTTATCTGTTGATGTACGCGGTTTGTCTGAATATAAAAGATTGCGTGAAAAACATCGAGCAGAAAAGAATATTATAACGCAATGTGAGAATGATATAAATACATTGAAAACTGAATTAAACGATATAAAGAATTCTTTGAACTTGATTTTAAATAGATTAAACACGAGATAGTCATTAGATGTCAACAATTACAACTAGAGCAGCTAAAGGTACTCCTCTCACTAATAATGAGATGGATACCAATTTAACTAATCTCAATACTGATAAACTGGAAATCAATGCTGCGCTCGGCACTCCGGTGTCTGCCACGCTTACTAATGCAACAGGACTTCCATTGTCTACTGGTGTGACAGGTACCCTGGCTGTAGTCAATGGTGGTACTGGTGTTACTACTCCCAGCATAGTAGCTGGTACTAACATTGCAGTTACCGGAACGTGGCCAAATCAAACAATTGCTACCACATCAGATGCAGTAACACTAACCGGTGCGCAAACACTCACAAACAAGACATTACAAGCATATAAAGAAAAAATAATCAACCCGGGCACCGTTTCTACTAATAGTAATATCGACCTTAGTCAGGGCAATCTGTTTGATATAACATTGGGAGCAAACGTAACGTTTACATTTACTAATCCCCCTTCTGCAACATTTTCTCAACCTGTAACAATTGTACTACGTCAAGATTCTACTGGTAACAGAAGTGCAACATTCACTAGCGCAAAATACACTGACGGCCTTCTTCCTCCGTTATCAACTGGAGCAAATCAAATTGATGTATTAACATTTTTCACTGTTGATGCGGGAACTAGTTATTTTGGTACTCTTGCATTAGCAAACGTTTCTTAAGGAGCAAATTATATGACAACACATGTACAAAATTCCAATTTTTATCTATACACAGCTTTTGATAGCACGGCTGCCAATGGTGTTCAAGCAATGGAACATCTGAATGAAAATGGTATTGAATATCAGCATATGCATTATTGGGGCGGCATGGATGAAATTCTAAATTGGGCAAAACTTAACTTTGCTAATACAGAATATGCTATTGAATCCCCCACCTTTCCTTTTGTTGTATATGAAAAAATATACTCAGAGGGATATCCCCAACAAGTGTTGGTGCACGGCATTGAAAATATTTTATCAGCTCCTTGGGCCGAATTAAAATCCTTCGAGGGGTAAATCTTGCCCATTTCAAGAACCACCTTAACGCGAAGAACCATAGTTCCTGGCGACACAGTAACTTTTAACACGACTGGAAACTTTACGTCTCCATTTGGTGTAGAAGATGTCTCTGTTGCCGGAAAAGGTTCGCCTGGCAATCCTGGCAATCCTGGTAATCCTGGCAATAACGGTACTGGTGGGGCAGGCGGTGCTGGTGGTAATGCCGGCAATCCAGGAGCATCAGGCAACGCCGGAACATTTGGTACTGGTGGAGCAGGCGGTGCTGGTGGTAATGCTGGTAACCCTGGAGCGTCTGGTAATTCTGGTAATTTTGGTACTGGTGGAGCAGGCGGTGCTGGTGGTAATGCTGGTAACCCTGGAGCGTCTGGTAATTCTGGTAATTTTGGTACTGGTGGAGCAGGCGGTGCTGGTGGTAATGCTGGTAACCCTGGAGCATCAGGCAACGCCGGAACATTTGGTACTGGTGGGGCAGGCGGTGGCGGTGGTTCTGCCGGTAATCCAGGAGCATCAGGCAACTCTGGTAATTTTGGTACTGGTGGCGGTGGCGGTGGCGGTGGTTCTGCCGGCAATCCAGGAGCATCAGGCAACGCCGGAACATTTGGTACTGGTGGGGCAGGTGGTGGCGGTGGCAGTGCTGGTAACCCTGGAGAGTCTGGTAACTCAGGTTCTAATGGAAACGGTGGAGCAGGTGGCGCTGGTGGTTCTGCTGGTAACCCTGGAGAGTCTGGTAACTCAGGTTCTAATGGAAACGGTGGAGCAGGTGGCGCTGGTGGTTCTGCTGGTAACCCTGGAGCATCAGGAAATCCAGGTTCTAATGGAAACGGCAGTGCCTTCGGAGGTTTTGGCGGCGTCTCTGGCAATCCTGGCAATCCTGGCAATCCTGGTAACAATGGTGATGGTGGCGCTGGTGGCGCTGGTGGTAATGGAGGAGCTGGTGGAGCTGGTGGAGCTGGCGGTGGCACATCACCGTTTTTCCTCTATTTGGGTCAATTTCCAGCTTATTTTACCGGAACATTTACTGGTGTAGGTGGGAACCCAGGATCAGGCAACGGTGGTCCTGGTGGCAGTAGTGGAACAACAACAGCCACAGCAAATCAAACCACAGATGTATACGCCTCCGGTTTCGTAGGCGTGGGTGGCAGTGGTGGCAGCGGCGGTTCTGGAGGCAATCCTGGTAGCGGTGGTTCACCAGGTAGCGGTGGTTCTGCTGGTAATCCTGGCAATGCAGGATCTGGTGCTAGTTCAGGAAATGTGCAAAGTCCTACTAGCTCAGGAGCAGCAGGCAACCCTGGGGCTGGTGGTTCTGGTGCAACAAGTGGTAGTCCAGGAAGCCCTGGCAATTCTGGTGCATCAGGCAACCCTGGGGCTGGTGGTTCTGGTGCAACAAGTGGTAGTCCAGGAAGTCCTGGTAATCCAGGCGCATCAGGCAACCCTGGGGCTGGTGGTTCTGGTGCCAATTCTGGTAATCCAGGAAGTCCTGGTAATCCAGGCGCATCAGGCAACCCTGGGGCTGATGGTTCTGGTGCAACAAGTGGTAATTCAGGGAGTCCTGGCAATTCGGGTGCAGTTGGTAATACAGGTGCTTCAGGTACAGGTGCAAATCCTGGTGCCGCTGGAAGTCCTGGTAATCCAGGAGCAGCTGGTAATACAGGTGCTTCGGGTACGGGTGCCAACTCTGGTTCGTCAGGAAGTCCTGGTAATCCAGGAGAAGCTGGTAATACAGGTGCTTCGGGTACGGGTGCCAACTCTGGTTCGTCAGGAAGTCCTGGCAATTCTGGTGTAGCTGGTAATACAGGTGCTTCAGGTACAGGTGCAAATCCTGGTGCCGCTGGAAGTCCTGGTAATTCAGGCGCATCAGGCAACACAGGTGCTTCAGGTACAGGTGCAAATCCTGGTGCCGCTGGAAGTCCTGGTAATCCAGGCGCATCAGGTAGTGCCGGAGCAGCTGGTAATATAGGTTCTGTATCGAATGTTTTTTCTATTAATTTTGCTGGCGGCGCTGCAGGTACTGCAGGTACTGCAGGAGTAACGGGCAACGCTGGCAACGCTGGTGAACCAGGAAACCCAGGTACTAATGGTTCTGGTGGTGCAGGTGGTTCTGCTGGTAATCCTGGCAATTCTGGTGCATCAGGAAACCCAGGTTCTAATGGTTCTGGTGGTGCAGGTGGTTCTGCTGGTAACCCAGGTGCATCAGGTAATGCAGGAAACCCAGGTACTAATGGTTCTGGTGGCGCTGGTGGTTCTGCTGGTAATCCTGGCGCTCAAGGCAATTCAGGAAATCCTGGTAATAATGGGGCAGGCGGCGCTGGTGGTTCTGCTGGTAATCCTGGCAATTCTGGTGCATCAGGAAATCCTGGTAATAATGGGGCAGGCGGCGCTGGTGGTAATGCCGGTAATCCAGGCGCATCAGGTAATGCAGGAAATCCAGGTTCTAATGGTTCTGGTGGTGCAGGTGGTTCTGCTGGTAATGCCGGTAATCCAGGTGCATCAGGAAATCCTGGTAATAATGGTTCTGGTGGTGCAGGTGGTTCTGCTGGTAACCCAGGTGCATCAGGTAATTCAGGAAACCCAGGTAGTAATGGTTCTGGGGGAGGCGGCGGCGGCGCTGGTAATGCCGGTAATCCAGGTGCATCAGGAAATCCTGGTAATAATGGTTCTGGTGGTGCAGGTGGTTCTGCTGGCAATCCTGGCAATGCAGGCAATCCTGGTAATCCAGGGTTCAATGGTTCTGGTGGTGCTGGTGGTTCTGCTGGTAATCCTGGCAATGCAGGTGGAACCGGTAATGCCGGAGGCACCGGTGAAACAGGTGGCGGTGGTGGCGGTGGCGGTGGCTCTGCTAGTGATGCTTTTGGTGATATAACAATAAACTTTCAAGGCCAAGGTAATCCCGGCTCACCCGGTGGTGGTTCAGGTGGTGGAGCAGGTGGCAGTGCAGGTTCCGGTTCTCCAGGGAATACTGGTGCTACAGGTGCCAGTGGTAATCCAGGTGCCAGTGGTAATCCAGGATCTGGTGCTAGTCCAGGAGGTGCTGGTAATTCAGGAGGTGCTGGTAATAATGGTAATGTTGGATCTGATGGTTTTGGTGCAACAGGTGGTAGTCCAGGAGGCGCCGGAGCAAATGGTAATCCAGGTGCCAGTGGTAATCCAGGATCTGGTGCTAGTCCAGGAGGTGCTGGTAATCCAGGATTTGCTGGTAATCCCGGTAATCCTGGAGCTGATGGTTCTGGTGCAACAAGTGGTAGTCCAGGAGGCGCCGGAGCAAATGGTAATCCCGGTGCATCTGGTAACAACGGTACCGGAACACCTGCAGGTAGTCCAGGATCTGCCGGAGCAAATGGTAATCCTGGCACTACAGGAGCAAATGGAACAGGTACACCAGCAGGTAGTCCAGGATCTGCCGGAGCAAATGGTAATCCCGGTGCATCTGGCAATGACGGTACCGGAACACCAGCAGGTAGTCCAGGGGGAGCAGGATCAAATGGTAATCCTGGCACAACAGGAGCAAATGGAACAGGTACACCAGCAGGTAGTCCAGGATCTGCCGGGGCAAATGGTAATCCTGGCACTACAGGTGCAAATGGAACAGGTACACCTGCAGGCAGTCCAGGAGGAGCAGGATCAAATGGTAATCCCGGTGCATCTGGCAATGACGGTACCGGAACACCAGCAGGTAGTCCAGGGGGAGCAGGATCAAATGGTAATCCTGGCACAACAGGTAATAATGGAACAGGGGCGGCTGCTGGCAACTCAGGTAATTCTGGATCAGCGGCTAACACACAAAACGCGCAAGCATCAATTACAATGAGAACTACATTTCCAGTAACTGTAGCAAGTACAGGTGAAATTGTAGTAGATTGGGATAGACAATGACACATTATATTTTTCCACCAGCTCCTTCCAAGGGGTATGGTGATCATTCCTTCACAACATGGCGGGATGGTTTTTCTGATAGTGAAATAAAACAAATAATAGAAATGGGTGAATCAGGTATAAAAAATCCAGCTACAATAGGTAAAGGTCAAATAGATGATAACTATCGTAGTACCGATGTATCTTGGATTCATTACGACCAAAGTTCAGACTGGTTATATAATAGATTGAGATATATTATACAAAACCTCAATGGTCAGTATTATGGTTTTGATATACATGGGTTATGTGAAAGTTTGCAGTTTTCTGTATATAATAGTGATAAAGATGGACACTATGATTGGCATCAGGACGCGGGCAGTAATACAGAAACTCCCAGAAAATTATCAATAGTTATACAGTTAAGTGACCCTGATAAATATGAGGGAGGTAATTTGGAAATATTATCCAGCCGTGAACCTGTTGTTGTTGAAAAACAAAAAGGTTTGGCAGTTTTATTTCCAAGTTACGTACTACATAGAGTAACACCAGTTACTAGTGGAGTGAGAAAAACTTTAGTTGCATGGATAACGGGGCCTAAATTTAGATGAATATAACAACACAGTATGATAATTTTATTGGAACATATGATGGTGCATTTTCAATTGATTTTTGTGATAAGGTAATTGACCATTTTAAATGGTGTCAAGCAAATAATAGAACCTACAGTAGATCAACTGCCGAAACATTAAAAAAAGATGAATCGTGTAATATAAATCCTACGTCAAATGAAATTAATTTTTCTTATCCGCACATTCAACATTTGCTGCAGGAATTTAACACGGCTTTTTGGGATGTGTGTTATAAAGATTACACTAACAATTTTAGTGAATTGCGTAACTACCAAGAGCAAACAATTTACACGTACAAGGTCCAAAAAACAATGCCGTCTGGTGGATACCACGTGTGGCATAGTGAAGATGGTACAAAAAATTTTTCAGATAGAATAGGTGTTTATATATTGTATTTGAATGATGTGGCAGAGGGTGGCGAAACAGAGTTTCTTTATCAATCAAAGCGTATTTCTGCAAAGAAAGGCCGTTTAATTATATTCCCTCCCAATTATCCGTGGACTCATAGGGGCAATCCTCCTTTGTCGGGCGAAAAGTACATTATGACAGGATGGGTTGAATTTAGATAATAATTTTTAATAAATAACTTACAACTATTTCGAAAGGAGCTTGTTGTGCATATAAACATAACTGATAACAATGACACAGTACACCCAGTGGTGTGTGAACCGGAACTGAGTATCAATGGACGAATGATTACTTCCATGGAAGAGGCAATAGAAGAAATTGACAGGGTTATTTCTGTAAAAAATAACGAGCCATCAGCGTGGCACTTTTGTCCTTTATTTTTTAGAACTAGTACATCCATGGTTGCATTTGATGCTCGCAACGTAAAGAGCTATGAAATTATACCCGATATTCAGGAATAACGTAATCTAATTATCGGAGTGTAAAAAAATATTATTCAGGATACAGCATTAGTGACATACTACTGGCGGACTCAACCTTAAACAAGTTATATTTTAACTGTAAACCAAACCCCCGTTTCAGGGGGTTTTTATTATATAATTATTGACAATATATTTTTTTTAATATTGTTTCACTTTTTTAATATTATAAATAAAGAAAAGAAGTAATCTACTTAGAAGCATTAAATATGGCTACAGTAAATAACATTTATTTAGATCAAGGAACTACTTTTGAATTTACATTTGATTTAGCAAATGTGGATGGTACAAAAAAAGATCTAACTAATTATACAATTTTTGCACAAATTAGAAGAAGTTATTATTCTTCCACTAAAGTAGATTTTACAACTGCTAAAGACAGTTTAGAAGGTGAAATTACTATCAGTTTAACAGCAACGCAAACTGCTGCTTTAAAATCTGGTCGTTATGTATATGATGTAGAAATACAAAGTAATCAAGAAACTCTAAGGGTATTAGAAGGTATTCTAACAGTAAATCCTGAGGTAACCCGATAATGGCAGTAAACGTAATTTTGCCAACTACATCAACTGGAACTAAAGTTGCATTAACATCTACACCAAATTCTTCTAGATCAGTTAATATAGTTACCTCTAACAGTAAACAAGTAACTTCTACTGCAATAGGTCAACTTCAGGGTGTAGATGTAAGTGATGTGGCAGATGGTTATACATTATTATATAATGAAGCTAGTGGAAACTGGGAAGCATCTCCATTTGCAGCTAGTTTAGGAAACTTAGATGGCGGAACTTTTTAATAATAATAACAAAAGGTAATTTTAAATGGCAACAATAATTCAGATTAAACGCTCAGAAGGGTCTACTGCACCGACAACCACGCAACTGGTTGAAGCGGAAATGGCTTACACTCAAGACAAATCAAATAATGGTGTTAGTGCGAAACTATTTATTGAATCACTTAATAATGATGGTTCAGCAGTAATCCATACAGTTGGCGGTAAGTATTATACTGACATTGTTGATGGCGCAACTGATGCCAATACTGCCTCTAAACTTGTAAAGCGTGATGCTTCAGGCAATTTTGCAGCAGGAACAATTACTGCGGCTTTAACAGGTAACGCTTCTACTGCCACAACATTAGCCACTGCTAGAAACATTGGTGGTGTTTCATTTAATGGTTCAGCAGACATTAACTTACCGGGTGTGAATTCAACTGGTAACCAGAATACAACGGGGTCAGCAGCCACTTTAACAACTGCTAGAAACATTGGTGGTGTTTCATTCGATGGTTCAGCAAACATTAACTTGCCAGGTGTCAATGAAACTGGTAACCAGAATACAACTGGATCAGCAGCCACTTTAACAACCGCTAGAAATATTGGTGGTGTTTCCTTTAATGGTTCAGCAAACATTGATCTGCCAGGTGTTAACACCGGTGGCAATCAAAACACTACAGGATCAGCAGCCACTTTAACAACCGCTAGAAATATTGGTGGTGTTTCCTTTGATGGTTCAGCAAACATTGATTTGCCTGGTGTTAACACTACTGGTAACCAGAACACAACCGGTTCTGCTGCAACACTGACTACTCCAAGAACAATTGCCATAAGTGGTGATTTAACTTACAACAGTGGAAATTTTGACGGTTCAGGAAACGTAACTGCTACAGGTACATTAGCAACTGTTAACTCAAATGTTGGAACATTTGGTTCAACTACAGCAATACCTGTTATTACAGTAAATGCAAAAGGTTTGGTAACTTCAGTAACAACAGATGTTATTTCAACTTCATTTAGCATTGCTGGCGGAAGTGGATCACCTGTTTCAATAGCTGGCGGCAGTACATTGACTTTGGCTGGTACAGCAAATGAAATCGAAACTACTATTTCGGCAGGTCAAGTTCAAATTGGGTTGCCAGATAATGTTACTATTGGTCAAAATCTTACTGTTAGTGGTAACCTTACTGTAAATGGTACAACTACTACAGTATCAACTACCAACACCGTAGTATCTGATCTTTTGCTTGAATTGGGTAACGGAGTTACCGGAGAGCCGTCAAGTGATGCTGGTATTATTTTTGAACGTGGAAGTGCAAATAATGCTTTCATGGGATTTGATGAATCAGAAGATAAGTTTATTGTAGGTACTGGTACTTTTACTGGTGCTTCAACTGGCAATTTATCTATTACTGTCGGCACTCTTCTTGCAAATCTTGAATCTTCTAATGTTACTATTACTGGTGGTTCTATTACTGGTATTACTGATTTAGCAGTTGCAGATGGTGGTACTGGTGCAGGTACTTTTACTACAAACGGTATTATTTTTGGTAACGGAACTAGTGCTTTAGGTGTAACTGCTGCGGGAACCGCAGGGCAAGTATTAGTTTCTGGTGGTTCTGGTTCAGCACCGTCATTTGCTAACATAGATGGTGGCACTTTTTAATTTAATTTTTTGAGAGTTTATTATGGAAAATCAAAATACAAATAACACTACTTTAATAAATGAGTATATTAATCTTTTGTCAAAAAAATATACTGATTTACTATTAGATATTATAATGCTTGAAACTAGATTAAATATAGTAGTGAAAGAAAAAGAAATTTTATATAATGAAAATGAAACGTTAAAACAAAAATTAACACTTTACACTAATAAAAGTAAAAAACAAGAAAATGTAAATGACAGCACCAACAGCAACAGTAATTAAACTAAAAAGGTCTGAGTCTGTCGGAGTAGAACCTACTACTTCGACTATAGCTCAGGGCGAAGTCGCGGTAAATATTGTTGATAAAATAATATTTATTCGTGATAGTAATGATAATATAGTAAAAGTTGCTAATTTTTCTGAACCTACTGGATTTAACTTTTTTCCGTTTCCAACAGGTGATTATGGTAATCTTTCAGCATTATCTCAAGAAACTGCATTTGGTATTCTAGTTGACATTTCATTTGATGCTAATACAACACCGAGTAATGCGCTAGCCAGTATAGACCTTGGCGGTCTTACATAAAAATTAAAGGATAAAAAAATGCCAACACAAGTACAATTGAGAAGAGGCACAACAGTACAGCATGAGTCTTTTACAGGTGCTCAAGGTGAAGTAACTGTAAATACTACCAAAAAGACTATAGTAGTGCATGATGGGTCTACTGTTGGCGGCACTGAAATTGCAAAAGCAGATTTGTCAAATGTTAGTACAATAACTGCTACAACAGCAGCTACATTGGCTACTCCAAGAAATATTGGTGGTGTTTCTTTTAACGGCTCTGCTAATATTGATTTACCTGGTGTTAACACTGCTGGTAATCAGAATACAACAGGATCTGCTGCAACACTGACTACTGCTAGAAATATCGGCGGTGTTTCATTTAATGGTTCAGCAGCAATTGATTTACCAGGTGTTAATACTACTGGTAACCAGAATACAACGGGGTCAGCAGCTACCTTAACAACTGGAAGAACAATTGCCATTACTGGTGATTTAACTTATACTAGTGGAAGTTTTGATGGTTCAGGTAACGTTACTGGTGCAGGTACATTAGCAAATACTGCGGTGACACCTGCAAGTTATACTTACGCCAATATTACTGTAGATAGTAAAGGGCGTATTACATCAGCAAGTAGTGGTACAGCACCATTAGTAAATGTTGTTGAAGATACTACTCCACAATTAGGTGGTAGTTTAGATGTCAACGGGCAAAGTATTGTTTCGGTTAGCAATGGTAACATTACATTAGCACCTAACGGTACTGGCAAGGTTATTATTAGTGGTGAATTACAAATTGATGGAACCACTACAACTATAAATTCAACCACACTCACTGTAGATGACCCAATTATTACGCTTGGGGGAGACGCAACTCCGTCTTCTGATGACAATAAGGACAGAGGTATTGAATTTCGTTATCATACCGGTAGTTCTGCTAAAAATGGATTTTTTGGTTATGATGATTCAACTGGATATTTTACATTCATACCTGATGCTACTAATACTAGTGAAGTATTTAGCGGTACAAAGGGTGATTTTGAAGCAACTAATTTCCGTGGAGCATTGATAGGCAATGCCAGTACTGCTTCAACACTAGAAACTGCTAGAACGATTGGTGGTGTTTCTTTTAATGGATCTGCTAATATCAACTTGCCTGGTGTCAATGAAGCTGGTACTCAGAATACAACCGGTTCTGCTGCAACACTGACTACTGCTAGAAATATTGGTGGTGTAAGTTTCAATGGTTCAGCAAACATTGATTTACCTGGTGTTAACACTACCGGTAACCAGAATACAACAGGATCTGCTGCAACACTGACTACTGCTAGAAATATTGGCGGTGTTTCATTTAATGGTTCAGCAAACATTGATTTACCTGGTGTTAACACTGCTGGTAATCAAAATACAACGGGAACTGCTGCTACTGTAACAACTGCGGCTCAACCTAATATTACCAGTGTTGGTACATTGACAACATTGAATGTTAGCGGTGTAATCACCGGCGGTACCGTAGGTAATATAATTCCATTTTATTTTGATAATCAAGCAGCTTTCCCAAATGCTACTACATATCACGGTGCTCTAGCACACAGTCACGCTGATGGTAAAATATTTTTTGCACATGCAGGAGGATGGGTTCCATTAGCTAATCAAACACTGACAGCCGCAACAGGACTTCCATTGTCTACTGGTGTGACAGGTACTTTACCTGTTGCCAACGGAGGCACAGGCATAACGTCTTTCGGCACAGGCATAGAAACTTTTCTTGGCACACCGTCATCGGCTAACTTAGCTGCTGCCGTTACTGACGAAACAGGCACTGGGGCTTTGGTATTTGCTAATAGTCCAACATTAGTTACGCCTGCCCTGGGAACACCGTCTAGCGGGACACTAACAAATGCAACTGGTTTACCACTAACAACTGGTGTGACGGGTACTTTACCTGTTGCCAACGGTGGTACTGGTTTAACCACACTGACTGCTAATAACGTAATTATTGGTAACGGAACCTCGTCAGTCAACTTTGTAGCACCAGGTTCAAATGGCAATGTATTGACAAGTAATGGTACAACATGGACATCTGCTGCTCCTAGCGGCGGCGGTGGTGGCGGTGGACTTGAATATGTCGTAAAAACTGCCAATTATACAACTTCTGATTTAGAAGGTGTTTTAGCAGACACTTCAGGTGGAGCATTTACAGTAACATTGCCTGCTACACCAGCCACAGGTGCTCAGGTTGTAATAGCAGATTCTGGTAATGCTTGGGGAACCAATAATCTTACAATTGCCAGAAACGGTTCAACTATTGCGAATGCCGCTGAAAATTTAGTTTGTAATATCACTGGTGTGAGTGTGCAACTTGTTTATGATGGCACAACATGGGAAGTTTATACCCAATTAGGTGCTGGCGGTGGCTCAGAAGTTACTTTAGCAGGTACACAAACTCTTACAAATAAGACACTTACCAGTCCGACACTAACAGCACCTGCTCTTGGTACTCCAGCATCTGGTACTTTAACTAATACAACGGGTCTTCCAATTTCTACTGGTGTTTCTGGTCTTGGTGCTGGTGTTGCCACATTCTTGGCGACTCCTAGTTCAGCAAATTTAATCTCAGCAATCACAGATGAAACAGGAACTGGCGCTCTTGTATTTGCAAACAGCCCAACGCTTGTAACACCAGCACTTGGTACACCATCTTCTGGTACGTTGTCAGGCTGTACTGTAGACGGCACAGATGCAGTGGGCTTTAGGAATATCCCGCAAAACTCTCAGTCTGCGGCGTACACTCTTGTTTTAGATGACGCTGGCAAGCACATATTTCACCCAGTTGGCGACAACAACGCACGGACGTTTACGATCCCGGCTAACAGTTCAGTAGCCTACCCTATCGGTACGACTATTACGTTCATCAACATGGCGGTAGCGAATGTCACGATTGCAATAACGTCTGACACACTAACTTTGTCATCGGCTGGTACAACAGGTTCACGAACCTTGGCTACAAATGGTTCGGCAACTTGCATCAAGATTACTTCTACCCAGTGGCTTATCTCAGGGAGTGGTTTAACATGAGTAGTGTTAGTCAAGTGGTTTTTATGAACCAGAGGTCGTTTAGTCTTCCAGAGCCTGCAATAGGGGACGCCTATCAAGGTGGGTTCTACGCTGGACTATTTTCGGTGAATGCTAACGGCGTTGCTACGCACCGCTTAGTTGTTGCATCGAAATCTGTTGGAGAGTTCTACGGAGCATGGTCCCCAGGCCTGGCTACTAGTAATGGTACTAGCGAGTTTAACGGAGCGTCTAATACTGCCGCCATGGTAGCAATCTCATCCCCCCTTGGTACTTCCTGCTCAAACTTGGTCGCCGGGGGCTATGACGACTGGTACATGCCCGCGAAGAAGGAAATGGAACAACTCTACTTCTACTTTAAGCCGGACACTAACCAAAATAATACTGGCAAAGGTGGTAATGGCTACGCAGTACCGCAGCGTTCAAATTATACATCGTCTGTACCCCCGCGAACCCCACTATCTGCATGGCAAGCGGCCGGTGATGGCAGCGGCGGCGCTCAGTTTTTTAACAGGGGTACTGACGGGTCGTCAGCACCGTTCTACTGGGATAGTACGGAAGCTTCCAGTAGTAAAGCATTTAGGCGGGAAATGCGAACCGGATACTACGCAGACAGTTACGGTGCCCGCGGGGCATTCAAAAACTACCAAGGGAATGCCCGCGCCATTCGTAAAGTCGCAATTTAATTTTGAGGGTCAATGATGTACATATGTGTAACCGAAGTAGACGCAGTAACTAAAATACCCTGCACCGTAGAGCCGCAGCGCACAGGGCCATCAATGCCCAATGTTAAGGGGCTGACATACAGTTGGAGTGATCAATCAACATGGCCTGTCAGCACTGATTTAACGGGTACATACCTTCGCGCGCCTAAGTACTACTGTACCTGTGATGATGACGCCGACACCGATGTCGCTGGAGTGTTAGAAGTGCTGACCGAGCAAGACTGGCTTGAGCATAAACAGGCAGAACTTGAGGCGCGTAGACCCTACCCGTCATGGATTATGCAACTGGACACCATGAGTTGGACACCACCCGTACCAAGACCCGCTGATGCAATTATGAACGGCGGTAATGTTGCGTATCAATGGGACGAAGAAACGGTTAACTGGGTCCCAATGGAAAACCAAGCGTGAAAGAGCTTTTCTTTATATCAGGTCTGCCTAGATCAGGCTCTACACTTCTGTCAGCTATCTTGCGGCAGAACCCTGACTTCTATGCGGACATATCCTCTCCGGTTCGAGGTTTGGTGGCATCAACCATCAACGGCATTACTGAAAGCGAGAGCAACCACCTGATTGATGAGCCGCGCAGGAAGCACATTTTACGCGCATTAGTGCAATCCTATTATGACGCAGTTACGCCCAAGACCGTATTTGATACAAGCCGAGGCTGGACGGCCAAAACCTCCCTGTTAAAAGAACTGTACCCGCAGACCAAGATCATTTGCTGTGTGCGCGACTTACCGTGGATACTGGATAGCTTTGAACGCATTGCTGCTAAGAACTCGTTATATAATGCTACCTTAACTGATGATGAGGCACGACAGACCGTCACCACACGCTGCGATGCGCTGATGGACGTTAAAAAAGAGGGTCAGGTGGTTAAGCCGTACTACTTTCTTGAAGAGGGTCTGCTACTCAACCCCGACATGATTATGCTGGTAGAGTACGAGTCATTGTGCAAAACGCCTGAGGGTGTCATGCGCGAGATTTACCAGTTTATTGGTAAGCCATACTTTGACCACGACTTTGATAACGTGGAGTACGAAAACGAGGTGTTTGACAGGGCGCTGAACATGAAGAGCCTGCACACCGTAAGGCGCAAGGTAACGTGGGAAGAGCGACCCACCATACTGCCAAGATCAGTCTGGGAGAAGTATGCGGGTAAAGAGTTCTGGCGTGTTCCAGCAGAGCCAGAGCTTGATTTTGCAGTGAAGACGGACTACATTTTTGTTCGGTAACGGCTCGTCATCATGATTACAGCAACTAATATGATAATTAACTGTTATAAATAGAATAAAGACAATTAAATTTAACTAGGTAAAATCGTGACTACATTAACTGACATTGTTGCTCCAGGCAATATTTTAACAGCATCAAATACTGCTACTTTAACTAATAAAACAATTAGTGGAGCAAACAACACTTTAACTGTTCGAATGGCAAGTGATGTTTCTGGTACTTTGCCAATAGCCAACGGCGGCACAGGACTCACGGCTCTTGGTACTGCTGGTCAAGTGCTTACTGTTAACGCAGGTGCTACCGCATTGGAGTTTGCCTCTGGTGGCGGTGGCGCTGGTAACGTTACATTAGATGGGGTTGAGACACTAACTAATAAGACTCTGACCGCACCAATTCTTGGTACGCCAACGTCAGTGACTCTCACAAATGCAACTGGTTTACCTACTGCCGGATTGTTAGATGATGCCGTTACATATGCCAAAATTCAAAACGTCACCACAGCAAGATTGCTAGGTAGGGCTACTGCCGAGAGTGGTAGTGTTGAGGAAATTACCCTCGGCACGAATCTTTCATTCACCGGCACAACACTAAACGCAGCAGGCGGTGGCAGTAGTTTAGTTACTATTTACGCAAGTGTCGCAAATTTACCTTCAAGTAACATATCTGCCGGTCAGTTAGCTTTTGTAACTGATGTTGGTAGACTGTTCATATACAACGCTGCCGGTGCTTGGATAAATACTGCGCCTTCTACTAAGAACTTCTTCTACTTAATACAATCAGGTTCTTTTTCAGGACCTATAACTGGGACAGTAGAGTACGTACCGCTGTCTACTATCGTGCTTAGGTCGTTGGAAGCAAGTCTCCCCACAGCGTCTGGTACAAACATCGTTATTGCGGTGCAGAAAAATGGAAGTCTGTTACAAGAATTTACTCTAACAGCAGGCAATATTCTTTTAGAAGCAGACTTTACGAATAACAGCATTACTACAAGCGATGATATTACACTGAATATAGTTAGCGGTTCGGGAACAGACCTTGCGGTAAGATTTATATATACTTAAAATTTGGTACTATAATATCCACAAATGTAGTAGATTAAAAACATATATAGTACATAGCAATAAAAAACATTTAATATAAAATGTCTGTGTTGAATGCATAAAAAAAGAATTTACTAAAATTTATATAAGGAAAGGTGCTTTAAAATGGCTGTTACTGTAACTACAAACACACTTAGCACAAATGCTAAATACTTGAACGTAAGTGGATCAACCGCAAATGCGGACGCCAAAACCGTCATTCTCGCAATGGCTAATGCGTTAATAGCATTAGGATGGAGCCGATACGACACCGCAGGAGAAACTGCGGTAATAGGGACAGACGCTAACGCAGGAGTAATACTGCGCCGCGCTTGTTACGACCAGGCTACATCTGG